CTTCCGCGTCGTCCGTCGCGCCCTTTGCCGTCGCCCCGGTAAATGCGGTCCCGGCGTTATTCAAGGTGACGTTTACCGCGTTGGTATCGCGCGCGAACATCCACGCATCAATGATCGCGGCTTTCCTCGGGAACGAGGCCGAGAGAACTTCGTCCTCGGCGCCGGCGGCCGTCAGCGTGGCCCGCACGATGAAGGGCACGCACGCCGGCGTCGCATCTTCGTTCGGGGTATTCGCGGGACTGGGCGCAATCGCCGCCGGGTCCCAGGATACGATCTCGATGACGTCGCCGTCCGCCGTGGCGGCCTGGAGGGCCGTCGCGATGCGGTTGCCGGAGGCGGTGTCCGCGACCTTGCCGTCGTCGGCGGCATAGAGCGCCGCCGCGGCCGCGAGGACCTCCGACGCCGTAGCCTTGAACGTCCGGCCGGATTTCTTCAAGCCGACCGCCACGTGGTCGTTAATCGCGGCGGCCTCGAGCGTCCAGCCGATGAAGTTCGAGGAATCGAGTTTGTCGGCATACTCGACGTGGGTCGACGTGCCGGCTGTGAACCTGACGCGGCGGAAGGCCGCGAGGGCCTCCGTCGCAATGTAGGCCTTTATCCCGCCTTCATTCTGCGCTGTCATAAACCTTTCTCCTTTCAATGCGCCCGGTCCAGGGGCTTAGGCCACCGGTACGCAGAGGAGACAGATCTCGACCGAAGCCGCCGCGGAGAACGTGGCGTTGATCGCCGCGCCGGCCGCGATCCCGGTGTTGGCGTGGATGTTGTTGAACGCCACCTGGGCGTCGTCCGTGGCGCCCTTGGCCGTGGCGGCCGTGAACGCCGCGGCGACGTTCTTCAATGTAACGTTGGCGGCGTTGGTGTCCCGCGCGAACATCCAGGCGCGGATCACTACGCACTTCTGCGGGCAGGCGCTCGTGACGACCTCGTCCTCGGCGCCACCCGCGGTGCACGTCGCCCGGATCAGAAAGGGTATCGAGGAGCCGACGGCGTCCTCGACTATCACCGACGCGGGGCCCGGGCCGGCTATTGATCCCTCGTCAAGGAAGGCCTCGACGACGTCGCCGTCCGCCCCGGCGGCCTCGAGCGCCGTGCCTATGACGTTTCCGGAGGAAGAATCCGATACCTTGCCGTCGGCCGCGGCGTAGAGCGTCGCGAGGACGGCGAACGAATCCGCAGCCGTGACCTTGTAGGTCCGGCCTCGGCCCTTCAACGCCACGGGCACCGCGGTCGTGATGGCCGCGGCCTGCTGCGTGACGCCGACGTAGGCGTTCGAGTCGGCCTGGTCGGCGTACTCGACCGCCACGCCCGACCCGGCGGTGAGCTTCACCCTCCGGAAGACGGCCAAGGCCTCCGTCGCCGTGAACGTCTTTACGACTGTTTCAGTCTGCTGGCTCATAAGTCACTCCTCTATCACAAAGCCTTCGTGTCCGATGCCGTTGCAGCCGCCGATGCGGGCGCTGTACTATTTTCTTAGCGAGGCGAGGTACGCAGCGTGGAGCTCGGGCTCCTGGCGCGCGACCATCTTCATCGCCTCGGAGAGGAGGATCTTCTTCTCCGCGGCGATCTCTTTCGCCCGGGCCATGAAGTCCGGCTTGCCGCCGCCTTCGGTCCCGCCGGCTACCGGCGCGGCGCCCGCGGCGAGGACCTTCACCCTCGCCTCGAGGGCGGCGTTGGCCGTCTCGAGCCCAGCCTTCGCGGCCGTGAGCGTCTCGACCAGGGCCATGAGCTTCGTCCCGGCCTCCTGGCCGGTGGCGAGCTGCTTCGTGAAGTCGGCCACGCCGGCCTTCAAGTCCGCGTTCTCCTTTTCGAGCCCCGCGATCCTGGCCGTCAGTTCCGCCTGGGCCTCGGCCGTGGCCGTTTTCGTTTCCGCTCCCATAACGTCTCCTTTCGCTTCGGTGCCGGTATCCGTTGTCATGGCCTCGGCGGCCGCGCCCGTCGCGACCTCGTCGATAAGCCCAAGTCCCTTTGCTTCGGCGGCGAGCCACGTCTGGCCCGTCGCGAGATCTGCCGCTGCCGCTTTCGTCATCCGCCTGCCCGACGCGACGGCGTTTATAAAGTGGTCCGCAAGCCCGTCGATGATCATCTGCAGCGCCGCGAGGTGGGACTTCGTGATCTCGGCTCCCATCACGCCGACGCCCTTGTGCTCGCCGGAGCGGATGATATTGACCTTCGCGCCGAGCTCATCGGCGTACTTAGACCAATCGACCGCGACGGCGTACACGCCGATCGACCCGATCTGCGCGTTCTCGTTGGCGCTGATATGGCCCGCCTGCGAGGCGAGCCAGTAGGCCCCGGACGCGCAGAGGTCCTGGACGACGGCGGTCACGGGCTTTGAGGCGCGGGCCTGCCGGATCGCCGCCGCAGTCTCCTCGCCCCCGGCGACGGTGCCCCCCGGTGAATCCACTCGCAGCTCGATTGCCGTCACGTCCGGCCTCGCCACCGCCTCCGCCAGGGCGCTTCTGATCTCGTCGTACCCCGTCTGCGCGATGCCGAAGAAATCAAGCCACATCTCCCGCGATTTGAGGAGGATGCCCGTCACCGGGATCCGCGCGACGCCGTCCGAGACTTCGAGCGCACTCTTGCCCGCGGGACCTCCGCCGCCCTTTTTGCCGGCGCGGATATCCGAGAGGTCGGCCGCGAGCGCCTCGAAGCGCCCCGGCTCGAGCGCCCATATTGATGCGAGGAGGGAATTGACGGCCGGCAGAAATTCGTCGATCATTTTTCCCTGTCCTTTGCCGGCGTATCGGCTGCCGGCGCTTCGTCCGGCGCCGCCGCCTTCGGCGCAGTGCCGGGCAGCGTGACGCCCGCGAAGAGCTGCCACGGCACGGCCTCGCCGGTGTCTTTCAGGATCTTCTGCGCGCGGTCGATCGCATCCCGGATTTCCTTTTCGCGTTGCGCCACGACGTCGTCGCGGTCGGCGTTTCTCGATTTGCAGACGCCGCTGTGGGTGATGACGCAGCGGTCCATCTCGTCGCCGTACGCCTGGATCTCCTTCAATTGATCGATCCAGGGGAAGGTCGGTTTTATCCAGTCGAGGTCAGTCTCGACGTCGAATTCCTTCGGGGGCTCAGGGATGGTCCCCGCCGCCCGCCATACCTCGAGCTGCCACTCGAAGACCGGCCGCAGAAAGAATTCCTCGATCAGAAGTTGCCAGCCCAAAAACATCTGGAAGGCCTGCTCCAGGACTGCCCGCGATTGCGAGTAATTCGTCTGCGTCCAGTCGAGGAGGATCACCTCAAGGGGCAGGCCCAGGGGCAACCCCAGGAGCCGGAGGAAGATTCGCACTTCTTCGTTGAAACTCGCGCCGGGGATATTTCTCTCGACGCCCTTGATCTCGTCGCCGGGCTCGCCGTGAAAGAGGAGGGCGAAGTCATACTGCTCGATCCTCATGCCCACGTCGCCGGCTGCCGGCTGAGGCTTGCCGGGATCGTCGGCGCTCTCGTTAAACGCGAGCTCCGATCCCTTCTCGCGCGTGACCGACATCGCGATGCGCGCCAGAAGCTGCCGGGCGATCGCCTCCGAGTCGCAGATGTCGTTCAGGCGGTGCACCATCGGGAATGCGGCCTGGCTGGGCGGCGCGCCGCGCGTTGACGACGGGCGGTCGGGTTCGGTGATGAAGATCACGTTTTCCGGCTTCTCGGCCTCCGCCGCCTGCTTGATATTGCCGTACTTCGTGTAGGTACCGATCCTGAAACCGGTGGGCGTGCCGTTCGCGTCCTTGTCGATCCCGTCGCCGAGATAGCCTGGCCCGACGAGCTGCTCCGACTCCAGGAGCTGCAACTTTTTGCTCTTGAGCTTCAGTGCGAGCGTATCGCCGCAGGTCAATAGCTCGCGGCAGATCATCTTCTGGACGCCGCGGCCCGAGAGTATCCCGCGATTTTCGGGACGCCGCCAGAAACGCCGCCACTGCTTTTCGACGGCCTTATGCCAGTCGCCGCCGATGTCGTGGACCTGGAGTTGGAAGCCGCCGCCGATGATGTAGGACGTCGCGCGCTCGATCAATCCCTTGTAGATCGCATTGTCGCGCATGAATTCCCGGGACTGGTCAACGAGCTGCTTTCGGGAGACCTGGAGGTGGAGGTCGCCGGCGCCGCCCGATGCCGCGCGGCCCTCGCGGTTCGCCACGCGGGCCGAGCGAAAGCCGAGGGCGGTGTATGTCCCGAAGTCCCCCGAGACGATCGTCTTCTCGAATTGGCGCGACTGCGCTGTCCTCGTGGCTGGGCGGGGGATTGCGGCGTCAGTCATATCTCAAGGTCCCCCTCGTGAACGAGCACCGCCGCGTCGAGGACGTCCTCACCGCTGCGGCGATCCGCTCCTCGAGCTTTTCAAGCGATGCGAAATTCGTAGTGACCCCGGCCCCCCCCGTCATCGCGGGGCGGTTGGCGAGGATGTACCGGACGGCCTCGAGCGCGAGTTTGGCGGATGCGGCCGAATCCTCGTAGTTGAGGTTCGCGTTGAGCTGCGTCATCGCGTCCGAGAGGGTTGCGAGGGCCATTGGCTCTCCAAAAAAAAAGGCGCGGCCATCGAAGGAGGTACGAGGCTCCTCGACAGCCGCGCCCAAATCACATGCGTCAGATTACGCGGCGGAGTTCCCGCGCGCAATCGGTCATCTTACAGATCTGTAAACGTCACGCGGGCTCGCCGATGACCTTGAACGTGTGCCTGCAGACGGGCCGCTGGCACTTTCGCCACTGGACTTCGCCCTGCGTGGAGGTCGCGATCGTGTCCGGGGCCTGACAGCGCGGGCAGCGCACCGGGCTCTTGAAGACGTATCGCGGCTTTTCCTCAACGGGTTTCACTGCTTCGACCTTCCCCTTCGCCATGATCTCTCCCTTTCGTTAGTAGTGCGTGCGGATCCGCCCGCCTCCCTCATTGCCCGTTCCCCGGCTCTGTCGCGGCGGCCTCGCCGCGGCCGCCTCGCTTATCTTCATCCATTCGTCCGCATGCAACCAGTCGGCCGCCGCCCGCTGGTACACCTCGCAGTCCCAGTAGTGCGTCGGCGCGCCCGGCGACACCGGCACCCACGCGAATTCCTGCCCGCGGCCCTTTCGGAGGAGCACCTTGTGCTCTCCGGTCATCTCGCGGCAGTACACTTCATCGGCTGCGGAGTGGATCTGCCAGATATCCTCGTCGCCGTCTTTTGTCGCCAGGTCCTTGGCAAGGACGGTCTTGAAATGGTTCACGTCAATGCGGAGATATTTCACTGTGATGGGTTTCGCCTGACCCGGGGGAACGTATTCCCGGCTTATCATTCGCATGACTTCAGGCATCCGGCGACTCCCCCCGTGACCGTGTAGAGGCACGATCCTTGGGTTCGTCCGGGCGAGTAGATACACTCTCTGCGTGATATTTTCCGACTCCTCATTCTTCGACCCGCCGCCGGCGTCGGCGAATAGCATGTATGGCCTCGCCGTCGCCCCGCAGCCCTCCACCGGGTACGACGCGGTCAGGGCCATTGCCTTGAGTTGCTCCCCCGTCTCTGCGCGCCCGTAACTAAGTAACCGCGATCGCGGCCCGCCCGACGGCGCGCGGCCCCATGCGCGGACGACAAACCGATAGTAGTCCATCTGGCTATCCGCCGTCGCGATTACGATCCGCGTCCAGGCCGGAGCGAGTCGTGGCGCGAACCCCGCGGCGCGCTTCGCCTGAAGTTCCGACGGCTTCACGACCGCGGCCAATACCTCGTAGGGCTCGCCGCAGTAGAGGTTTCTCCAGGACATCATCGTCGAGAGGTTCCCGATCGCCTTTAAGAACTCACCCGCCCCCCGCGCCCAGGTGATCCACGGCGAGTAGAGCCCGGAGATATGGAGGCCGATCGATTTCGACCTCGGCAGCGGGGCGAGAAGCGCTCCGTTGCCGACGTCGCCGGCAGCGCGAGCCCAGACGCCGGCGGAGAGCATCGCGGGCTTGTCCTTCTCGAGAAGGCGGGCCTGGCATCCCTCGCACTCGTACCAGGCGCCTTCCTCGCGCTCTATCCTGTCCCCGGCGTCGCGGTTCTCCTCGCCTTCGACCTTCTCCCACTTGAGTTGCGCAAAGACGAGGCGCTGGTATCTCCCGCAGCGCGGGCATGGGACGAAGTAAAAGACCTTCAGCGCGCAGGCCTCGTACTCGGTCCAGATATTTCCATCGCGGGTCGTCGGCGTCGAGAGCATGAACTCGCGGGCGCGGTCGCCGTAGGTCTCCAGGCGCTTGCGGCCGAGCTCGATCGGGCTGCCCTCGCGGCCGGACCAGCGCGCGAACTTGTCAACTTCGTCGAATACTACGTATCGCGCCGGCCGCGTTGAGAGCGATTGGGCGCTCCCGCTCCAACCGATGTGGATCGTGCACGTGCGGAGTTTCAATTCGAGGCGCGTCAGGTCCCGGACCTCGTCCGTGATGTAATCGCGCAACCGCGGCGTGTTTTTTACCATCGGCTTCACGCGCTCGGTGAGCATTTCCTTTGCCGAGTCCTTGTCCGGCATGACGACGATCACCGGCCCGGGGTCCTCGTCGATCCAGAAGCCGAGGACGTTTCGCGCGGCCTCCGAACCGCCGCACTGGCCGCCCTTGACGAGGACCACGCGCTGGTAGTCCCGCAGCATGTCCATAATGCCGGCCAGGTACGGCGCGCGGTGGGGGTTCCAGGGCCCGGGCTCCGCCGACTCGAATGACGAGAGGACGCGGTTTCTCGCCGCCCACTCGGAGGGCCGGGTCCGCCGCGGGATCGCCCACGCCGCCCTCACTGATGCCAGCCGCCAGACGTCTATGAAGCGTCCGCCGTGGCGGAGGAGTCCTCCGGGCCCGTCGCCGCCTGCTCGCGGGTCGATTCCCGGATCGCCCGTTCGAGTTTCGCGGGCAGCGGGGGCTTCCCTTCCTGCATCCGTTCGCACAGCCATTCGACATACCTTTCGAGGGTTTCCCTGGCCTCAGCGGCCGGGACGTTCCCGACCTGCCGCGACACCTGCGCCGGCAGCGCCAGGAGCGCCGCCTTCATCACGAGAATCAGCTCCACGAGTTTCGCCTCGGCCTCGGCTCGCGGGATCGTCCGGCCCGTCTGGAGCTCCATCCGCATTCGGGCGATCTCGGACTTGTAACGCTCGTGCGTCGCCTTCCACTTGACGAGGTTCGCCCCGTCCTCGGAGGCCGGCCGGCCGCGGGAGACATACTCCTCGTGGAGGAACGTCACTACGTCGATGATCCGGTACCGTTTTGCCCGGCCGTTTTTCACTGCCGCCAGCCCCCGCGCTTCCCAATCGAGGACTGTCGTTCTCGTGACGCCGGGGATGCTCATAACGAGTGCTTTCTGCGAGATCGTCGCGCCCGCCGGGTCCGGCAGGACATATCCCGCACCGCTGGCAAGCTTCGCCAGCCACGCGAATTTCGGTTCCCCGGTCGCGGCCTTCTTCAGGGCCTCGCCGAGTAGTCGGCGCTGTTGGGATTTTCTCGGCGGCATTCGTCACGATCGCCGCCGCGCCGGTTTGATAACCTTGCCCCTGGCCTCTTTCAAGAGCCGCCGGAGCCGCTTCGCCTGGAGCCAGTACCCCTCACCCCGGTTGCCGAGATTTGTTATGGTTTCGCGAAGGCGGCCGGCGAGGGCGTTGGCCGTTGCGAGTTTCTTCTCGAGCTCCGTGCCCTGCACCTGTCCTTCGGCGATGAGAGCCCGCAGCCCATCTTTCTCGCCATAGAGTTCTTCGTTTATCCTTTTCAGCGTTTCAATCGTGTCCTTCGCGGCCGCCGCCTCATTGTGAAGCCCCCGGATCGTCGCCTGGCACTCCTCGACCTCGGCCTTGAGGTTCTTGATATGCGCCTCCGCCGACTGCTTGTCGCGCTTGAGTCCCTCCTTCTCGATGTGGAGGCCTCTCCCCCGCAGTTGCCAATTGCACAGTTCATCCTTTGCAATCGCCAGTTGACTGGTAACCACGACCAGCCTATCGAGCATCAGTTCCTCCAACCCCGCCGCGCCTTTCGATTCCTGCGTCATTTGTCGCCTCCGCCAGTTGTCAACTGGCGCCCTGAGCCTGTCGAACGGGCTTTCATTTCCTCTTTGCCTTTTTGCCCGTGAACTCCTCCCACCGCCAACGAAAAAAGGCCCTGCCGCCCATGGGCAGGGCCTTTCGAGTCTCTCGACTCGGGCCGGGTCATGACTCCCGACCCTTCGTCGGCTAACCGTGTATTTGGCCTACGTCACCATCATGATCCTCCGGTCAACCCAGATAAACCTTGCGTTGCCTCGCCGCGCCACGCCGTGCCTTGCCCGGCCCCGCCCAGCCTCGCCTAGCTATTTCAACATCTCCAGCGCCTTCGCCGTCGGCAGATTCTTCATGGAGTCGTTCACCTTGCCCTCGAGGGCCTTGATCCGCCGCGGCTCCGAAAGGTGCATCAGGACGCCCGTAAAGGCTATCGCCGTGTTGTGCCTGGTCTTGTCCGCGGCGGAGAGTTTATTCCAGTCCGCGACCGAGGTCAGTTTCAGTTGCTCGGTGTGAAGCGTCCGCCGGACGTGCTTTATCGCGCCCGATTGGGAGTTCACGATTCCCGCATCATCGAGGCGTTTCACGCCGACTCGCGCCACGGCGTCAGTGACGATCCGATCTTCGACAAGAGCCCGGCGCCGCGCCCTGTGCAGTTTCGAGTAATCGGGCGATTCGGGCCTGACGTCCCGGCCGATGAGCGCCGCGAGTTCGTCGTATGTAATCGTCTCCCCGGCCGCCAACTGGCGGAGCCGATCCTGCAGCGCCAGAACATCGGGGCTCACCTCCCTGCGTCCGTGAAACCGCGCCTTCTTCCCGTTGCCGTTTCCATCTGTCATTTCCGCACCTCCAGTAAGAGATAAAACCTCGCCTTGTCCTGCCGGGCCATGTCCGACCGCGCCCTGCCACGCCCAACCCGGCCATGTCTCGCCGAGTCCTGCCATGCCTAACCCTCGCGCCAGGTGATCGATATCACTCTGAACCTGCCGTAAAAGCCATTGTTACGCGGCCGGAAGCGTCCGATGCCGATGAGCTTGCCGGCCTCCTCGATATGCTTCCTGAAGACGTCCTCGGTGATCGTATCGTCGAGGATGTGGAAGGTAACCTCGCCCCGCCACTGGCGGATGACCCCGAAACACTTCTCCACCCGCTTGCCCCCACCGCGCTTCCCATCGCTGGGGACGAAGTACCATTCGTATTCGAGAGTGCCGGGCTTTTCATTGGTCCCCACGGTCACGGGCAATGCGATCCCCTCCGTGACCAGCACGCCCGCTTCGAAATGCTTCGTATAGGTGGCCTTGCCCTTGCTCGGGATCTGCATCGACAGGTACTTGGCCGCCTCCGAGAGACAGTTCTTGAACTGCGTCGGCGGGATGAACACATGACCAGCGTCCGTCGTGTGCATCCGGTGCCGCCAGGTGCGCTTCTCATACTCCGCGGGCCTCTCCTTGTCCTCTTTCGGCTCCTGAATGTGCGCGCTCTGGGAATAGGGGCTCAACGATTCCAACTTCACAACTGCCGTGTGTGCCATCTTCCACCTCCGTAGTTAGAGTAAACCATGCCCCGCCCTGCCTTGCCCAGCCATGCCTCGCCCGGCCTAACCATGCCGCGCCTCGCCCCGCCGCAATAACAATTTCTCACCGTGGCGTCCACGTCCACCTTTCCCGCGGCGGGCAGCCGGCGGCCGTCCAATCGACGAGCTCCGCCTTCCGCCACAGCGTCCGCCGACCGAGGTGGATCGGCAGCGGGACTTTGCCCGCCGCGTGGAGCCCATAGAAAAAGGACCTCGACACGCCGAGCATCTTTGCCGCCACCGCTGCGCTCAGAAGCACCGGTTCGATATTCGTCACAGTCCGCCCCTTTCTCGATTCTGCCCGACGACGATTGTGCCCTTGCCATCAACGACGATCGGCTGCCGGAAACCGAATTCACGAATCGACGCCGCGACCGCGTCGACCGCCTGGTCATTGACGCGCGGATTGCCGGCATAGGGCCGGATCTTCTCTATCGCCCGCTCCTCGACCGCGAGCGGCTTTCGTCGCGCCGTTTGTTGCCGGCCTCTTCTATGATCGGCGAACCCGAGGTCGAGCGCCGCCTTTGCCTCGCCCGCCCTGTGGTCCAGTCTGGCGGGGCCGCCAACACCCTTAGCCGCCGGCCGCTTTCCGATTGCCCCCTGGCCCAACGTGGTTGCCCTGGCCGCGCGCCGGATGCCTTCCCGCCCGTTCCCCGCCCTTTGGCCCGCCTTCGTGTCCTTCTGGCGTTCCGAGGTCTTCACGGCCGCTCGACGTATGTATTTAGCGTTTTTTCTCATCGTTTTCGCGCAACCCCCTCCATCGCAAAC